AGCGCGAAAGAACTCAACGACGCAAAAAGAGATGCAATGGGACCAGCTTCTGAAATCGGATCACGTATAGCCGACGCAATCGAAGCAATGATTCCAACCGGCAAAAACCTAGGAGAAAGCGGAAATTCCGCAATCGACAAAGCAAGGGGAAAAACAACAGACCTGCTAGAAAACATGGGAGAATCCGACTTGTTCGGACCCTTCATGAAGATGCTTCGAGGCGAAGGAACCAAAACAACCGCAAAGGACACAGCGAGAACTCATGACGACTACATCATGGACCTAAGCGATATGCTGGGCAAAGCAAACGCGCAAAAGTCCTACTACCTAAAAGCGGACATACCCGTACCACAAAAACTCAAAAAGAAAATCGACAACATCAAATTCCAATTGAAAATGGCACAACAAGACGCGAGGAGCGGTAAATGAGCCTACACTACGCAATCAACGGAAAACGCTACCGGCCGAAATACGAGCGACCAGGGCGAACCAAACAAAGCTTCAAAGACGGATGCGATATTCATCGAATCGTCGCAAAAGCCCAAAAGGCCGGAACACTCTCTCACCTCGAAAAACACGGCGCGTTCTACGCCGACGTAGCCGACGCGCCACAGGACATCTTCGAGGCACGAGACCAACTCGAAAAAGTGAACGCAATCTTTGCCGATCTACCATCGGAGCTCCGCAACGAATTCCAAAACGATCCGCTGGAGTACCTAACTTACGTCAACGATCCGGCAAACCGTGACCAGCTCGACCGACTGCTGCCCGAACTGGCAAAACCGGGACGGCAAAACCTAGATATGTCTCCTAGGACGCCACCAGGACACGCCAAAGGCGAGCCAATACCAAAGGACCACGACGACACGCAAAAGAGCCAAAACGAGCCGAAATCGGCTCCTGAGGGCTCTAAAAAGGACTGACAAAGGTGTCAGTCCGCCTTTTCACATCAAGTATAGGAAAAGGCGACGCCGATACCGGCTTAACGAGGAAATTAGTATGATCGGTAAAATTATGATTATTTGCCTCTCTCTGGCAATGCTTAGCGGATGTTCCGCAACGAGCCTGCGATGTGGGACCGATGGAGATCGGTCCTATGTTGACCTGGTAAACGTCCCGCAGGACCTTGCCGGACAGGCTCGCTATTTTTCAGAACTGTGTGCTTTCGCATACGAAGGAGACACCAAATGAAATACCGCAAGAAACTCCGAATGAAACGCTCGAAACGCATGTTCAGCAAGACCGGAGCCAAAACACACTGGAAGAACGTAAGCCCGCGCCCAATGCGCGGCGGTATCCGGATGTAAAACCGTGCCCTGCTATAGCCCGTTGAACGGGTGGAAGAGCAGGTCGACGGGTGGACTGACATTCAGACGCGAAGAATCAAACGACGAACCGATGGTCGTCGCCTGCGGGGGGTGTATAGGCTGCCGCCTGGACAGATCACGAACATGGGCCGCAAGAATACTGCACGAGGCTCAGATGCACGATAACAACTGCTTCCTGACGCTCACTTACGACGAAGACAAAGTCCCGAGGCTATGGAACGGTGGGCCCGAAACGCTACTGAAGAAAGACTTCCAGAAATTTATGAAGCGCCTCAGAAAGCGCCTCGGACCAGGGGAAATCCGCTACTACATGTGCGGCGAGTATGGCGAGGAAACACAACGCCCACACTATCACGCGTGCATTTTTGGATATGATCCGAACGACAAGGAACTCTTTTCCGTGAAGGATGAGAACTACCTTTACACAAGCGAATTGCTCGCGAACACTTGGGGACTTGGTTTCGTCACCGTTGGGGAGCTTACCTTTCAAAGCGCGGCGTACGTCGCGCGCTATGTGCTTAAAAAGAGGACCGGGAACCTTGCTGATGATCACTACCTACGAATCGATGATTACGGAGTTGCACACTGGGTAGCGCCCGAGTATAACACCATGAGCAGAAGGCCCGGCATCGCGAAGGACTGGTATGAACGATACAAAGATGACCTGTTCCCTAGTGACGAAATCCCAGTACCAGGACAAGGCGTATTCAAAAAAGTCCCGCGCTACTACGAAACGCTACTCGAGCGCGAAGACCCGGAAAGTTACGCAATGGTTAAACAACTACGAGAAGTATTTCGGAAGGAGCACGCCGAAGAATACACACCAGAAAGACTAATGGCAAAATACAAAGTCAAAAAAGCGCAAACCACCATGCTAAAGAGAGGCCTAGAATGAACCGCGCAACACACGAAGAACTCTACGAAAAAGTACGAGACGTCGTCCACGTCTTCGCAAAATCCGCACCGCGATCAGGCACACGAAAACTCCGAACAAAACTAGACGAATTAACAGAAATATTCCTAAAACTTGAACTCCAGAGAGGACAAACCAAATGAGACTCAACGTTTACACAATCTACGACCAAGCAGCTGGCGCATACTTACGGCCGTTCTTTATGCAAAGCGACGGACAAGCAATGCGTACCTTCACAGATATAGCAACAGACGCGGACCACGACATAGGCCGGCACCCAAAAGACTACAGTTTGTTCAGGATCGGTTCATGGGACGACAACACCGCCAAACTAATTCCTGACGAAAAAGAGTGCCTCGCAACCGCACTGGAAGTCATCGCGCTATCGCGCAAAATCGAACCCGCTCAACTCGACGCGTTCGACAAAGAAGTAACAGAACTCTCACCCGGAGGAACAGCATAAATGAAATCTGTAATGAGCCACAGCTTCAGCCAGGTACCGCGAGCCGACATACCGCGATCGAGTTTCAATCGATCGCACGGCTATAAAACCACGTTCGACGCGGACTACATCATTCCTGTCCTAGTGGACCAAGTTATTCCCGGCGACACCTTCAATGTCAATATGACTTTCTTCGCCAGGCTCACCAGCCCAACGGTCCTACCGTTGATGGACAACCTGTATTTCGAAAGTTTTTTCTTCTTCGTGGCAGATCGCCTCGTCTGGCCGAACTCCAAGAAAATGCACGGAGAGCAAACAGATCCGGGAGACTCAATCGATTACACAGTGCCCGTACTAGGCACGGGCATCAGCCTGAGCACCCATGACCTGGGCGATTACATGGGACTACCGACAACCCTCAACACAAACAACGACGTCGACATATCCTGCATCCCCTTCCGGGGTTACCGACTCATCTGGAACGACTGGTTCAGAGACGAAAACTTACAAGACAGCGTAGAAGTAGCAACTGATGACGGGCCCGACAGCAACGCTCAATGCGGCGTCACCGACGCACCGCTCAAACGCGGCAAACGGCACGATTACTTCACATCATGCCTTCCATGGCCGCAAAAAGGAACCGCTGTCGCGCTCCCGCTCGGAACAACAGCACCTGTCGGAATCACTGGCGTATCCACCGGCAACAGCGTCGTATTCGACGACTTCGACGACGGCGCATCCAAACGCGCCAACGTATCCGCCGGATCAGGCTCCGGCTCAACCTACGGAGCACTAGGTGCAACGTTCGCAAATCAAATGGTCGCGGACCTGTCTGATGCAACTGCGGCAACCATCAACGACCTCCGCCTGGCTTTCCAAACGCAGCGCTTACTCGAGAGGGATGCTAGAAGTGGTACACGATACAATGAAACGATTCTTGCTCACTTTGGCGTTACAGTTCCTGATTACCGTGTCCAAAGACCAGAGTTTCTGGGCGGCGGATCAGCCCGCATTAATATCTCGCCAATTGCGCAAACAACTTATCAAGGCACACAAACGATTGAGGACGCCAAGGGCGCTCTCGCAGGAATCGGCACCGTCTCCGGTCGCGCGGGCTTTACAAAATCTTTTACAGAGCACGGCTACATCTTCGGATTAATCAACGTCCGCAGTGATATCACCTATTCACAAGGAATCGAACGATTCTGGACCAAACAAAGCCGATATGATTTCTTCCTTCCGGTCTTGTCACAAATCGGGGAACAAAGTGTACTCAACAAGGAAATCTTCCATCAATCCACCGGCAGCGCCGGAGCAGACGACGCCGTATTCGGTTACCAGGAACGATATGCCGAGTACCGATACAAACCTTCTAGGCTTACCGGCCTTATGGCCGTAGACGCAGCAAGCAACCTCGACGAATTCCACCTGTCCGAGGACTTCGCAAGCCTGCCTACACTGGATGCAACATTCATCGAGAGCAACACAAGCTCGCCGCTCGATCGAGCAATCTCGGTACCTTCACAACCACAATTCGTGGGCGACTTCTACTTCGATATGAAATGCGCGCGGCCAATGCCGCTCTATGGTGTACCTGGCAATCTCGATCACTTCTAATGGACGATCGAACACTCTGGAGCTACTACTTCATGTCGGTCTGCGGAATCCGTTTTCATCCGAAAAACGATGACAACAACTCGATCGAAGCCGAGGTGAACGTAGCGTCCGATATAGCGGACGCGATGCTGCTGAAAGAAAAACACCGATGGAGGAATGAATAATGCCTGGATGGATGGCTTTAGGAGCAGGAATCACCGCTGCGGCAGGCGATATATGGCAGGACAAATGGCAAGATCAATCCGCCAGAACCGCTTTACAAATGCAACAGAACAGCTTCGATTTCATGCGACAAATGAGCAACACCGCTGTGCAACGAAGAATGGCCGACTTGGAAAAGGCCGGCATCAATCCGATACTGGCCGGAAAATGGGAAGCATCACCTGGCGGCGCGGCAGGAGGAACCGCGCCCGGAGTACCCTCGAGCAACGTCGGCAAAATCGACTGGGCAAAGTACAGTCTACTGAAAGCACAGAAGGAGCAAATCCAAAGCGCGAAAGAACTCAACGACGCAAAAAGAGATGCAATGGGACCAGCTTCTGAAATCGGATCACGTATAGCCGACGCAATCGAAGCAATGATTCCAACC